GCTTACAAGCGTGCCACTTGCATTGGGAAGATTCAGCGTACGATCAGCCGAAGGGTCACCACCAAGCAGGGTGACCTCATTCGCATCGTTAGTGGTTCCTTCAAAGACAATGCCTTTACCAGCAGCAAACTCAATGTTGCCACTCATCGTGCCGCCAGTCCGGTCGAGACGCCTATCGACAGTCTCTTGGGTGTTGTACAGAACCTGATTAAAGTTGTCGTTCAGATCCTGGGCACGAATAGCAGAACCAGCAAAGAAGGTTGCTTGCAGCGTATCTGCGTTGGTTTCACGGTAGATACGAATAGCAACCCCATTGCCAGGAGCACTCGTGAAAGAAACAGTTGTAGCGTTGGCAAGAGTGTATGCAGTTGTCAAGACTCCATCAAGACTTACCTTGATGTCCGTCTCCTCAAGATATGGGAAAGTGAAGGAATAGTTTGTGGTTGAACCATTCCCTGTGTATGTGTTTTCAGTTACAGCCATTTACGCTAATACGTTGTGGGAATGGGTGGATTATTTGTTTTCAAGAATCGGAAGAGCAACACCACGCTTTTGCATTTCTGCGCTGTACAGCTGCTGGTATTGACGACGCATCACGTCATCACGGTTACTCAGCTGAACCTCAGCAAGGCGCTTTGAGCGATCCAAGGCAACGTTGATCTGCTTGTACAGGTTCTGCCAAAGAGCAGGATCGGTTTGGGATCCGTTACCACGTGCAGTTTTAAGGGAGTCTTTCCAAGCCTTTGCATCAGAGCCTTGCATGATGCGTTGCAGTTCTTTCTTGAAGTACCCTTGCTTGCCGATCAAGCTGTAAAGCTCAGATCGTTCTTGAGGGGTGTAGCGGATACCCTTTTGGTTCTTCATAAAGCTTGGACGCGAGTCGTACTCGATGTCCACCAGGAACTGACGCTCAGGGGAAAGGTCGTCAGACACCTTCATTGGACTTACGGCATTAAACGCACGAACAAAGAAGTTCTCGGGGTATCCAATCTTTTTGCCATCGATCCAGTCATGGGCGTCAGGAAGAGCTGAGTTGGGATCAATGACATCAGTAAATTTATTTCGGTTACGCAGGAGCTGAGTGAACTCCATGTCCACCTCACGCAGCTGAGGAGCCAGCAGGCGACCAAGTTCGTTACGTGCACCCGACAACGGAGCAAGAGAGCTAGCAAAGGAAGCAGCCCAACGGTTGATAGCTGCAGGGTTGCCCGACAACACATCGTTCATGGGCTCAATACCAGCAAGCATGGACTTGTTGGTGAGGTTTGCACTCAGAAGGAATCCAAGCTTGTTGATCGTTGTCGCCAGATCATCTTCGGTGACGGTATCGAAGTTATCCATCACGTCAGCCGTCAGAGCTAGGAAGTCCGCAATCGGACCCATTGCTTCGTAGCTGTACCACTTGCCGTCCCAGCCCTTGTAGGTACGTGGCTTCCAACCAAGTTCTTGCCTTACCTTTTGACGTTCCTTGTCGTGGTGACCGTTGCCACGCAGATTACCGTTAAGGAACATCCCAGCAGCAGCCATCATAGTGATGGTGCCTACGGCTTTACGACCACGGATCTCAGCGCGTAACGTGTTAAAGGTTTGTTCAATGTTCTCGTCAATCGGCAGACCCTTACTGGTCAAGATCTCCACAACTTCATCTACAGTGAAGTTCTTGCCAGGCATTGCCAGCTTGTTGTAGTCGTTGGCAAAGATTGAGATAGGGCTGTGCTTGTTTGCCATTGCAATGATGTTTGCCGATGTCCTAGGGAACATCAGGAACGGCTTGATGGCAGGGAACCTAGTGATGAAACTAGATAGTGCAGTGACTGCAGGGCCATCAAGGTTCATTGCAATCTCACGGCTTGAATAATCAACAGCTTTATCCGTGATCATTCCAGTTGAGTCAAACATCTCGCTGTATTGCTCATCCAGTGCTTTACGGATTCCGTCACCGTCCAGCTTCCGACCACCATCAATGAACTTGTCGTAGATCCGACCACGGACTTCTGCATTAGCAATCACAGCTCTGGCAAAGCCATCCAAAGCAGTCATTGCGTTAGCACCAAAGCGCAGCCACGGATTGTTTGCTAGATCGTTGAGAGCCTCTGCTTTGTAGTACAGAGCCAACGGACCCATCTCTCCACGTTGCTCAGCAGCACGGGCAAATGAATGAAGAACATCCATTGTTCCTTCGTTTTTCTGAACAATGTCATCACGCATGATGTATCCAACAGAAGTCGGATCAGATGCAGCTTTGCGGTACACGTCACTCATGTGACGCAGACCTTTGTTCATGGTGTCGATAAAGGCTGAGTATTGATACCAGCCACGCTTCAGCGTCTTGAGGTCGCCACCAAGCATTGCTCCACCAAGCACGGTGATGGGCTTTTCCAGAAGCAATGCAGTGTTTGCAAACCCAGCTTTCAACGGTGTAGAGATTGATGTAAGGACTGAGTTGTAAATGTTCGACCACATCCCCTGTACAAGGACATTAGGGATTTCAGGCGTGCCATCCATAAAGCCTTTGTGGATGTCAGCAAGACTGTTTTCGACAAACTTGTTTAGCTTGGAAACAGTGTCAATACTTCCATCCGTGAACTCCCATGCCATCTGCAGCGGCACTAGGTACTCAGGACGTTCCTTGGAGATTGTACGAAGAGTTTCAGCAGTGTTCTTAGCACGAGGAATGATCTGTGCAAGTGCATCATCCGTTTGGGCACGAGCGTTCTCGGCCACTTCCTTCATCTTGGTTGCATCACCTGCATAACGCATCCGCTGCCAGACTTTGATGTTGTTCAGGCCAGCACCACGGATGTATGACGCAATACCCTTTTCGACCATCAAGTACTCAATACGATCAAGGATCTGTTCTTGAGCACGTTCAATGGCTGCAGTACCGTCCATGTATCGTGCACCCTCTGCAATGTCAGACACTTGGCCAGCTAGGGAGGTTGTCAGGTACGCTTGAGCCTTCAGGGTATCCATGTTGATGTACTCATCCATGTACCCCTTGATTGCCTTCATGGCAGCGTTGTAGCCGGTATCAGTCAGGTTCTTCATCCCGTCAACTTCGTTCATGAAGTTGTCCAGAGTGCCCTTCAGCATCCCCGCATCCATACGAGGATCCAGCAGGTATTGGGCAAGATCAGTACCAGCCTTATCGATCTGTTCAAACGTGATCTTGTTCTTGTTGTCCAGAAGATAGCTGTACTTGCCCGAAGACTTGATCTGATCAACAACGCCTTTGATGATGTCCCTTCGGGTCAGGCTTTCTGCACCTAGACCTTTTTTTAGTGCAGCTTCAGTGATGATGCTTCCAAGGCGACCGTATTGAGTTCCAAGGTTGTTGGCAATACGAGCTTGGTCAACACTGGCGCCAATCACGCCCATGTCATCGACAGAGCGGATGCCAGACTCTTCCACATCAAAGACATCGTGGATGCCAAAGAGGGGTTCATTTAGCTCTGGATTCTTACTGATCCTGTACTCACCTAATTCATCCACAGCCGTCTCACGCATGGCTGCAGCAGTGAGCACCTCTTCTTCTACGGTGCTAGTACCGTTCTTGATCTTTTCAAAAGCCTTGGCAGCTTGTTCGTTCTCAGGGATCCAACGAGTAGCGTCTTTTGTACCTTTTACAGCACGCAGCAGCTTCCCAGCACCAACCAACAAGTCAGTGAAGATCCCAAGACCTACACCTTCATTGATGTTCTTTGCACGCTTTACGTCAGGTGCATCAGTGTCAAGGGTTGCCCAGTCATCCGAGATCCAGCTAAAGGTCTTCGGGAACATCTTCTTCAGACTTCCCTGCAGGTTGTCGTCCGATTCGTTGAGCTTGTTTGTGGCATCAACAAAGGCACCAGCCCCTGCTGCAATGCCAGCCTCACCCATAAACTTCACCAACGACTTCTTGCCAGCTTCCCAGGCCACCTTTGCTTGAGCAGCTTTACCAGCAGCACCAAGACCTTTGGTCAGAAGGATTGTGGGGACAATAAAAGATGATATCTCCCGAGCAGCCTGTTGAAGCTCTCCTTTGAACTT